ATGGTGGTAGTTTCATCTTTTTTGCGGTGGCATGATATGAAAAAAGAATTTAATAGCCAAAAGAACAACGCTAAAGCTCGTGGCATTGAGTTTTTATTTACCTATGAGCAATGGTTTGACTGGTGGGTTTCCTCTGGCAAATTAGAAAAGCGTGGAAAAGGGCGTGGCAAATATTGCATGATGCGTAAGGGTGATCTTGGCCCATATAGTATTGAAAATGTTTTTTGTGGAACTAATGAGAAAAATGCAATTGATTGCCATCAAGGTAGAACTAGAAGTAAAGAAACAAGAGAGTTAATGTCTAGGTCGCATAAAGGTTTGTTTGATGGCGATAAGAATCCTAGAGCCAGAACAGTTATAACCCCTTATGGAATTTGGACAACAGCAAAAGAAGCCGCTAAATATTTAGGTGTTACACCAACTACAGTAATGTGGCGTTGCAAAAATCAAAAATCAGGCTTTGCCTATCTTACTTAAGGAGCTTATCGTGCAAATCAGAACAAATGACGGGCAAGTAATGTACGAATCAGAATTTCGTGCATACATTAAATCCAATGGTGGCCCTACATGGGAGACAACAACAACTGAGGTGCTAGAAGCCTTGGGCGCTGATGTCATCTTTGAAGGCCCACAAGCCACTGGTGGCACTGTCTACCAAATGTCAGTCTACGGCGGGATTGAGCAGATTGATGGCAAGTGGTACACCAAGTACACCCTTGGCCCTGTCTTTACAGATCGTGCTGCTACTGAGACAGAAGCTGCCCAAACCGCTGTTGAGCAAGAGACTGCTTACAAAGCCACTAAGGATGCAGAGCAAGCCAAGTCTGTTCGGGCTTCTAGGGATACCAAGCTATCAGAGACTGATTGGCGGTTTCGTAGTGACATGACACCCTCACAGGCGTGGAAAGACTACTGCCAAGCCCTGCGGGATGTGCCATCTCAGGCGGGTTTCCCTTGGACAATTGAGTGGCCTGAAGCGCCATGAGTGACGATTCCACTAAGATAGCTGTGCATGAAGCAGTCTGTGCAGAGCGTTATGCCGCCATTGAGAAGTCTTTTATCAGTGGCGACAAGCGCATGACTCGGATTGAGTACCTGATCTATATCCTCATTGCCACTGTCCTGTTTGGACCAGGCGTTGCTGGTGAGTTTGTGAAGAAGATTTTGGGGCTATGAAATCGACCCTCTCACGATCCTCTTGGCTGCCAGAGCCTGCGTGTCTGCTGTTACAGAGGGAGTCGCCCTGTATAAGCAGGCCAAAGAGTCTTTCATGGAGGTCAAGTCCGCTGTTGACGAAGTTGTTGGTGTTGCCAACGAGGTCAAAGGATTTTGGGCAAAGCTATTCGGATCAAAGCCAGCGGCCAAACAGCCTGTCCAGCAGACGCGAAAAAAGGCAAAGTACGAAGCAGTAGACGAGGCGGTGGTGATGTCCAACATCGTCACTCAACTGTCTACTTTTTTTCGTTTGCAGGATCAGTTAGCCAATATATTGAGAGAACAAGAAGAGAAGAGCAAAACTGTCTACGATCCTGACGCAAATTTGATGGAGGCCGCCCTCCACAGGATCATGGCGCAAGATCAGATGGCGGCGCTGGAGGTGGAGATAAGAGAGGCGATGGTGTACGGCGCTCCTAAAGAGATGGGAGCTTTGTATAGCCGGACGTTTCAGATGCGGGACATCATTAAGGCCGAGCAAGACAAAGCAAGGAAAAAGCGAGATGATGAATCATGGCAACGCAAGGAAAAGGAGCGTCTTCTAAACGAAAGGCAAGCGTATCTACTAGCGACTTTTCTTTTCCTCCTGTATCTTTGGATACTCCTCGGCCTCTTAAGCAGGATTGGGAAATAGTGATGGGGTATATTGCAGCTCTGATTTTGGTAGTTATGTTGCTCCCGCTTCTTGGAATGCTGTACATGGACGTAGTTCAAACCAAAAAAGAGGCTCAGATTCAAATTGAAAAGATGGAAAAACTCAGGCGAGACATTGAGAAGCAACAGCGAAAGGATAAAGACAAATGAACGTGTATGAAATTTGGATACTGTCGGTCTTGCTGGTGGCTTTGACTGGCTGCGAGGATCGTTTCAGATATCCCTGCCAAAATCCTCAGAATTGGACTAATGCCGAATGCAAGCCGCCAATTTGTACAGCCACAGGCACTTGTCCTGATCAATTAATCAAACCCGAACAGGAGAAGAAATAATGGCCATCATTGGATACAAACCGAATAATCGCCTGACGGCAGATGAGATTGAAGTCCGAGTTTGGGCATTCGTCATTGTGGTGCTAGTCAGCATACTGCTTGGCGCCATGGCTATGTTTCTTTACTCAGTATCGTTTGTAACTCAACCAATGGCAGGCATGGCAAAGATAGACTCTATCTACTTGCAACAGATCAATACCATAATGGTTTTCATCACTGGGGTACTTGGCGGTGTAGCTGGTAGATCAGGTGTTAAGGCAATAGCCAACGCTACCGCCAAGGCTGAAGCAATTGACAACGATGAGCCCCCAAAGCCATGAGTTTGTTTAATCCTTGGGTGCTTCTAGGCATACTGATGGCTATAGCTGGCGCTTTCGGCAGTGGTTACTACAAGGGGTCGGATGATGAGAATACCCGCCAGCAAATTGAGATTGCTGCGCTAAACGCCAAGGCAAGGGAGACTGAGCAGGCGATGGCGCAAGTGGCGCAGACATATGGACAGACACTAAGAAAGGCAAACGATGTTGCAAGAATTAAAGAAACTAAGCTACGCGCTGATGTTGCCTCTGGCGCTTTGCGCCTGTCAATCCCCACCCAAAGCGCCGTTTGTTCCACCTCAGTTACCACCATTGCCGCTGGAAGTGACGATGCAGAGGCAAGAGCCGAATCTAGTGGATCGACTGATGTCGCTACCGATCTTCTCCAGATCGCCAGTGATGGAGACGCCGCAATCCGCAAGCTCAACCTCTGCATCGAAACCTACGAAACCTTAAGGAAAATGAAATGAATCTCTCCGCAAACTTTACCCTCAAAGAGCTAACAAAGTCAGACACTGCTACAAGACTAGGGCTGGAAAATAACCCTGATGATGAGCAGATTGAGTCATTGCGCCTGCTTTGCGAAAACATCCTACAGCCAGTGCGTGATCACTTTGACAAGCCTGTCAAGATTAGTTCAGGTTTTAGGGCTCCAGCCGTCAACCAAGCCACTGGTGGCTCGGCAACCTCAGATCATTGCAAGGGTCAAGCCTGCGATTTTGAGATTGATGGCGTACCCAATCCGGAGTTGGCAGAGTGGATTGAAACTAATCTTAAGTACACGCAATTAATCTTAGAGTTCTATACACAAGGTCAGCCAAATTCGGGCTGGGTTCATTGCTCATACTCACCAGAGAACCTCAAGGCTCAGTCCCTCACCGCCGTCAAGGTGGCAGGCAAAACTCAGTATTTGAATGGGTTGCAGGCTTAATAGGCATAGACAGGTCATAAGTGAAATAATCACGTCATGGCCAACAAGAAACAACAGCTAGAAGTACCGGCAATCCCCAGCTTGGGGTTTGCGCCGGAGGCGTATGAGCGCCGCTACTTTGGCGAAATTAATGGTGCATTGAACGGCTACTTTCGGAGTCTGATCAGCACAATTGGTGCGCTGTTTGGCATAAGGGGTGGCAAGTTTATGAATAACCCCTATGGGGCTTTTCAAGACTCAACAGATCAAGTTGCGGCCAATACAACCACTGCCTACCCCATCACATTCAACACAACAGACTTCAGCAATGGCGTAACGATAGCCAGCAGTAGTCGAATCACTGTGGTGGATAGCGGAATATGGAACGTGCAGTTTTCCATTCAGTTTACGAACACTACAAACGCATCGCAAGATGTAGATGTTTGGTTTAGGGTCAATGGCACAAATGCGGCAAACTCAAACAGTCGGTTTGGATTCGCACCAAGAAAAGGTGTTGGCGACCCATTTCATATCATTGCAGCACTCAACTATTTTGTGAGCTTAAATGCAAATGATTATGTTGAAATCATGTGGAGGCCAACCGATGTGGGAGTGACAATTGAGCAGTATCCTGCCAGTTCTACACCGACACGCCCAGCAGTGCCATCAGCCATTGCCACTGTTTCTTTTGTCTCAAACTTACCGACAATATAGCCATGTACATACCAGTTAAGTTTCCACCAGGCGTTTATCGCAACGGCACAGAGTATCAGTCCACTGGTAGGTGGTTTGACGCCAACCTAGTGCGCTGGTACGAAAACACAATTCGTCCAGTCAACGGCTGGCGTTCAAAGTCAGCATCGACTGTGACAGGCGCTT